CATATGCCTCACCTTCAAGTGACCACACAATGAGCAGATATCCACTCAATGTATAATCCACATTAAAGGATTCAGGGTCAGCATGTAAATCATATTCTTCCACATCTGAATCAGAATCACCTGGTTCTGCCTCCTGATGTATTGGTACTACTGTCTCTGCCCAGTCATTACCCTGGATAGATATCTTAAATACACCATCCCTGGCTTCTCCCTCATTAAGAGGGACACCAAAGCTGTAATAGTGCTTGTGATAGTTTGTACCTGGCAAATCAGCCACCCATATTTCTGTGCAGCTTATCAGCCAGGAAGGATATGACTTTACATATGCCTCACCTTCCCTGGACCACACTACAAGTATGTTTACACTCAATGTATAATCCACATCAAAGGATGTAGGGTCAGCATTCAAATCTATTCTTTTGTAAAAGGACACTGTTATAGGGTTGTCCTCATGGTCCAGAAAAGAACCAGAATGTATTAATTGTCTTGCTATCATTATCCTATGATTCTATTTTTTCTTGTTTGATTGTTGAGTACACCAACAAGGTCAGTACCTGATATGTGGAACTCTACCTGACCACTACCTACTCCACCTTCATTTGCCATCCTGAACAACCTTGACTGTTGTGCCTTGGTAAGTATCATCTCACCTGAATTGACACTGGCAGCAACCCTGTCACCAGTATAGGATGTACCACCTACTATACCACCAAAGGCAAACTTCTGAGCCTGTGTCTTGGCAGAAGCCAGGGCAGCAGCAACAGCAGCACCAAGGGATGCCACAGCAGCAATGGCCTCAATCCAGTGCTGTGATGAACTTACAGCTTTCTGTACAGCACCTACACCTGCCTCTACTGCCTCCACTGCTGTAAGGGCACTGATAGAACTAATAAGTGTAGCAACAGCTGGAAGTGTGGTAGCCACCATTTGAAGGATAGATGATGCAGTGAGTTCAGAGTTCTCCTTGAAGGTGTTACCAAGGGCATTCACTATTGTACTGGTAGCAGCCATAGACTGTGTGAACTTATCCCACTTGTCTGTTGTAGGTGGATCCATCTTCACACCATTGATTGACTTCAACTTGTCTTCCAGTTCATTGATCATATTGCTGTATTCCTGGAACAGTGCAGAATCAACTGGTATTATCCTCTGCATCTGCTTCAAGATAGACAAGGTTGTTTCAAGGGACTCCAATGTTGGAGGTTCTATTTCAAGTGACTCATCCAGTCTTTCTGTAAGGGCAAGTACATTGTAAGCACTCCTGATATCATTGAGTATCTTCTTCTGCTTCTCATACTCCTCTGTTCCAATTTCAAGGTTGTTTACTATCTCCTCCTGGTCACTTATCTGCTTCTTCATCCACTTCTCACTACCAATCACAAGTTGTTCTACCTTTTCCTGGACACCCTTTATGTCTTTTACTTTCTTTTCCAAATCAATGACCTCTTCATTGAGCTTCTTCCACTCCTCTGATTCCTTCACTGTTGCATCCCTGGATGCTGTCTTCTCCCTCAACAGATTCTCATAGTATGTAAGTGAACCTTCCTGGATCTGGAGTTCCTCCTTCTGCTGTCTGATAGATGTTCTTTGTGCTGTGGTGTTGGTTTTACCTGCCACTGCCCTGTTGTATGTCTTCTCCATTGACAAGGCCACCTGTTGTGCATCCTCCATACCACCAATGAGTTGTGCCACCCCCTTGAGTTCATCATCCTTCATCAACTCCAACATAGCATGTATGGCAATCACATCTGCATATTCCTTCTTCAAGGCATCCTGTCCTGTGATATTGTTCTTGCCATATTCCTTCAGGTTTTTCAGATACTCCTTGTATAATCTCTCATTCTCTGCCCTGGCATCTTCTGGGTTACCCATCAGACCAAGGTCTATCTTCATAGCCTGTTCAAACTGTGTCATACTGACTCTGTTTGCCCTCAAGTTGGAAGAACCAGCCTTTTTAACAACCTGTGCTACATATGTCTTGTAAAGTGAACTGCTATAGTTTCTTGCATATTGGAACTGGGCATCCACAGCTTCCTTCATCTGCTTCTTTGCCTCTTCCTTCATCTGTGCTGTGGCTTCTGGGTCTTTGAAGATGTTGTATGCCTCCTGGAACTTGGTTGTGTTCTGCTTTGACATAAAGTCATATGCTATCTGTGTGTTACCAAGCTGGTCAAGGGCATCCTGTACTGCCTTTGCAGCATCATACACACCCCATAATCCATTGGAAAAGGCAGAAAAATCAGCAGATGCAATGGAGGTGTTGAACTGTTCCAACACACCCTTACATCCTGCTATTGCACCCTGGAAGGCATCTGATGTGGTCTGTGAACTGTCAAGTATTGCCTTGAACTCCTTACCAGCAACAACAGCAGCACCTACCACACCACCAAACTTGGTGAGGGCTCCAATGTTGATTCCAAGACCATTGCCAAATGCAGTCAAGGACTTTCCTGCTGTCTGACATCCCTTCTGGAAATTCTGTATCTGTCCCTTTGCAGTCTTCAGATCTGTACTGAAAGAACCTGTCTTTAAAAGTAATTGAACTACTAAATTCTGGGCCATCTATATTATCATTATTGTTTATTCATCATCTCTTCCATAGCTTTCATCTCCTTCATCACCTGCTCTCTCTCTTCCTGTGTAGGAACATCTGGTTCACCACCCTTCTCCCAAGGGAAGGTCATCATATTCTGCATGTCTATCTTCTTTGTACTCTGGCTCTGTGCTGTCACATAGGCCATTGTCCTTGTCTGCTCCCAGGAATCCTTGTTCTTCCTCCACATGTTCTCTATCAATGCCTCTATCTCATAGAACTGCATCCTGTCAAGGACATAATCAGGTGCTATCCCACACTGTAAAACAAGGATACTGTATATATCCCTGATGCTTAACTTGTCTCCTTCTCCTTCACTTTTTTTTTATCCCCCTGGAGGACATCCCTCTTCTTGTGTTCTGCCTCCAAAAACTCATTGAACTCCTTCATCACCTCTGGGTGTTCATCACAGTAGTTGATGAACTCATCAAAGGACACCTGTGGGTTGTCAGGGTTGACAATGATACAGGCATAGCAGAAGCAGTATGTGTCAAGTAAAGTATTGATTTCAAATGGTTTACCTAACATCTCTTCCCAAACAAACATACTCCTCAAAGAGTATTTCAAAACAACATTTTTACCTAATATTTCCATAACTTTCTGATTTGTTAAACACTTTATATTATTTATGGGCATAAAAAAAGAGGGTTTTCCAACCCTCTTTTCCACTCACCTAATCACTTATTTAAGAAAGAGTTTCTGCTGACAAAGCACCCTTACCAGTAAATGTCATACTGAAAGAGGCATTGTCATCAACAGGTGCATTCATATCAATTGATGTAATGACTACCTTTCCACTCATAACATAACTACCCTGTGCAGTAGGTGCCAACCAACCTGTTGAAGGTACACCAGTAGAACTGGTAGCAGCAACAGCAAACTTCACATCCAACTCTGTACCTGCTGTGTAGTAGCCAAACAAATCACTGAAAGAAATACCACTTGCATCATCGGCGTAAAAATTTTCTGTTGTTATAGTCCAAGACAATGTATCAATGTTCTGATCATCCCACTTACCAGAACCAGCATCCTCCAAATCCTTGTGTGATACATTGATAGTGCTAGCACTTGTTGAAAGTGTGTGGTTTGTAGCATAACCTACTGAAACAAATTGGCTGTTCTTCTTGATGAATAACATCAATTTCTTACCTTTAATTATTCCCATAATAGTACTATTTATTATTTTGTTTATTTCTTGATTATGACAGTGATTTCCTTTACATATGCATTCTCAATGTAATCCTCACTGATACTCTCTATATTTATGTCCATTACTTCTTCCAGTTCCATCAACTTGTCCACTGCATCACTGCATAGATCACATACCCTGTCATACTTGTCATTGACAACATTGACCTGTACAGTATATACCCATTCAAAGATGCCATCCTTGGTTGTTTGAGGTCTCTGTTGCAGAGTCCTGTATATGATGAATGGAAAGTTTGTAGTGTTCTCTGCAACCAAAGGATAGGTTGAAGCAACACTGTTCAATTTCCCATATATTAATGTTCCTATGTTTATCATTTCTTATTGTAAGCTTTTAGTATTGAATTTCTTATGTTCTCTTCCAGGGTTTCTGTTGATTCATTGCTCCTCTGCAACACTGCTGACCTGAAAAACCACTTTGGCTGGATACTACCCCTGCTTGCTCCCCTGGTTGTCTTCCTCAGGCTTGTTCCCTTCTCAAACCACTTCAACCTGAACTCCTTCATAATGTGAACCTTACCATATGAGTCCTCTGTGTTTCCTATGTAAACAGAGGTCTGCACACCCTGCATCATAGATATGTACCTCTTCCCTGTCTTCTTGCTGATATATGGCTTGGTCACATTCTTGATACCTGATTTTCTCAAGTTCAGCTTTGTCTGTTTCAGGATAGGATCCAGGCTCTTCTTCATACCAGTCCTGTATGCCTTGTCCATCTGCTTGAAAGACAACCTTGACAATGCCATCAACACATCCTTGTCATCCACATTTATCCCTGCATTAGTCATTTACCAACTCTGTGATTATCTTTGTACTCTGGTTGTGTTTGTTCTGCTCTATGCACAGAATCCTGTACTGCCTACCTTCCCACTCTATCCTGTAAAGCTCATCAAACTCCAACCCTCTCCTGATTTCAAAGTGGATGTGATGTGAGTAGAAGATGTCACCATTCTCATTCTCCCTGTCTCCACCTGCATAAGTAACCCT